TTTTGTTAAAGTGTTAATAATAATTAATTGCGTTTCATGCAAGTTGATTCTGCCAATCTCATCCAACGCTCTGGCGCCATCTTCTTAAGATCTGCAATTTTGTTTACCATTCTCAAGCTCATTTCACGCAACTTTTCTTTATTCTCTTCCATGTAATTAATGAGCCCTACTTCTTCGTCTTTACTAAAATTATACTTCTTAAGCATTCCGTCTCCAACAATCTGCTTTACACGGAGCAACTTGTCATGCATTGTATCAAGTGTCAAGTCCAAGTAATGGCATCTTGAAAGGATTGCTTCTAAGTGATCTTTGAGTTTACCTTTCTTAACATTATCGAACTTTAAGTTAGTAATAAAAACAACTGATCCGCAAAATTCAAATTTCTCTGGAACACCTTCTCTGCGTAATGCTGAACTCTCTGTGTTCCAACTAATCATTCGTTTTGCACTAGAATCAAGTGCCGCTTTCAACAAGTTCAAACTAACTTCATCCCAAAGGATGCTATCACAGTCATCAAGTACCAATACGCTTCCTGGATCTGCATACCTGTAAAGTAACTGGTACAATCCAATTGCACTTGCCGCACCTTTTTCAGTTCCATACTTGAGTGGCTTATCAGCAAGTTTATCAAACATGCTATTCTTTTCAATTACTTTTTCAACACCAAAACTTTTTCCAATTCCGGGAGGTCCTGTTACAATCATCCCACGTACTACACCATCAATGGACCCCTGTGTCATTTCATCCAAAATCTCAAAACGTTCAGCAATTTCTTTAATACGCTCTTCGTCGGACTTTTCTTCTTTAACTATTACTGGAGTTTTAACTGTTTCTTCTTTTGAATTCTCTTCTACTTGAGCTTGGAAGGAATTAACAACTTCGTAATCGTTCTTGCTAACGAGCTTAATGCGGATTTCACGATCTGGAAAACCTGGAACATGGGCTCCATCTACTGTAATAAAACCACCGTTCTTACCAACATTAAATCCTTTAACTAACGGAAAAGTCAAATCATTAACTGGTTTGCCGCCGTATTCTCCATTGTGTACTCTTGCTTGGACTTGCATAACGTTTCCTTGCTTTGGGTTAATGTTTACTTTCTTATTCATCATACTACTATTATATGATCTACTACCCAAAAGGTCAACCTTTTTCTTCATTTTCTGGCATTTTTTTCCTATTTTTCTTCATTTCCTCAACCATTTTGATAAGATCTTGAGAGTTTTCTTTCTCTTTTCTCTTTCTTTCTTCTTCTTGTAATTCAGGTAATCGTTCTTTATACCACCAATCTTCAGTACTACTCATTACAGTCCAATATCCTCCAATCCTGCTACTCGCAGTTTAACAATATTATTAATTTGAAATTGTTTTGCATCTAATGCTTTTATAAGACCATGAAAGCGATTTCTTAATAATGCAAACTCATTGATTAAATGTTGAAAGTCGGCTATGTCGTCTTCCCCATCAACATATTTTTCCGCATCTCTAGAACTTAATGCTTTGTTATAATGTTCAGTAAATTTTCTAAAAACGAAGGATCGTTTTTTACGAAGCTCTATATTAAGGTGTTCTAATATTGCTTCTATTTCTTGTAATTGATTAAACCTATGCTCAACAATACCTGGCATTTCTCTAGATAACTTTTCCAAGTTACCTTTCATGCCACATTCTACTCTTGCTTCGTCAAGTATGGCTTCGTATGCCGATATGCAATTAACAAGTTCACCTAAGTCTTCTTGTATTTTTCTATACCATGTACTCATATTTAGTAATCGTATGTTTCGGGGTCTTCTCCATCTAAATACTCTTCATCATCATAATCATCTTCTTCACTATACATGTTTTTTAATACATCATCCATAATTCCATCATATCCCCTAAGTTCACGAACATTATCTTCGATAACAAATCCATTGTTATCGAATTTTTCAAACAATTCTTCACATAATATTTCGTGATCTTTATTATTAGAATATGATTTTACAACATCCCATAAGTCATGTATTAAATGAACTTCCTGTTCACTCATCTTCATCGATTACCTCCTCTGGTACCACATCATCGTTATTTACCAGAGGAGCATCGTTTTCTTTGAAATCATCTATAACTTTTTGTAGGTTTTCATGATTCCAACCCTTTCGGAATTCTTTTATTTCTTCACCCTTGGCAGTTGTATACTTTAGTTTATTACCTTCTTTAACTATTACACCTGCTTTTTCAAATAAGTCTAAACATCCGCTATACGGATCCATGCCAGTATCATACGGTATTTTAATTTGCACACTTTCAAATGGTTTTGCAAAACGTGTTTTCATTACCTTGCAAGCCGCTCTAATACCTCGTATGTCTGTAATTTTATTGCCTTCTTCATCTTCTTTAAGTTTTAATTTTCGCATTGCAACAACGATAGATGAAGCATATATAAATCCTTGCCCACCACTAATCTTATCATCAGGATCAAACATATCTTGTGATGCATATGTATGATTAGTAGCAATTAATCCTACCGGATTTCCAGCAAGTAAATTAACACTATTGCGAACAAGGGCCGTTAATGCCTTAGGCTTACGACCCATGTCACCTTTCATGTCGCCTTTTTCAAATTGATCTTTATCAGTTGGTGTAAGTAGCATACCTAATGAATCTACTACAAAGAGAACTTTTTGGCGTTCTTCATATGGTACATCTGCATATTGTTCGCGGTAGCCTTTCATAAACTCACTAATAAATTTTGCAACTTCGTCTATCATTGATACGCCGAATCGTAATAATTTATCTTCAGAAATATCTACATCTAATGCAGATAACCAATCCGAATCTAAGGCGTTTTCTGAATCTAATACAATAGGGAGGATGCCTTGCTGTTGGGCATGACGCACTAAGTTTCCACTGGCAATGAAACTTTTTCCGCTTCCGCTTTCTCCGGCAAGACAGGTAACCCTCCCTAAAGGTATTCCTCTATTAAAATCTCCTGAAATTAAAAAATTAAGTGCCAAATTTCCAGTACTAATCCAATCAACGGGGTCGTGGAATCCGCTCGACATTCCTGGAACTGCTTTTGTAATACTTTTTCTAAATTTTGATATATCAAATGGTTTCATCTGTTTCCTCTAAAGTGAAAGTAAAAGGGGAACTGGATGTTCCCCTTTGAATAAAATTATTGAGCTTTTCGCTCACGAATCATTTTAAGAATTTGATCCGCTGAAGGTTTTTCTCCGCCTTCAGTTTCAGTTTCAGTTTCAACTTTCTCTTTGGTAGGAGTTGTTGTTGTTTCTGCAACAACTGGTTCAGGTGTTTTAGAAACCTTCGACGGGCCGCTAGATGCTGATTTGTTAAAGTTGGTCAGCTGAACACCTTGGGGAGTATAGTACGAACCAAAACGTTCTGGATCATATAGTTCTCCTGCTACAGATGATTCAAACATTTCAAAGATAATTTTAATCTCATCATTGTTTGGACGTTTTGGCATATAATCATTAAGATTAAATAAACCATTAGTTTGGATTGCATCTCGTTCAGTTTGATCTAAACTACGCTCTCGACGAGCCCAGTTTGAAGTAGAATAATCCGCATACTGACCTTTTTGTGTTTTTGTAAGTTTAAAGTCAGTTCCTGCTTCAAAATCTGTTGGAATTTCTGGAAAGTCAGGATCCATTAATGCCGCCGAAATAATTTTGTAAATAGACGGATTTATAACAAACCTGCGAATTGGATTTTCTGGTGGTGTATCGTCGCCCCATGGATTATCAGTAACAAATCCTTGAAAGATATAAGATCGTTTTTTCCAATACTTACGACCTTCATCTTCGAGACTTGGATCTTTAAACCAAGGACGAATTTCAGCATGTACTGGACATGCATCGCCCCACATTTCTACACAAGGAACTTGGACTGTCACACTACGTGATTCGTCCTGTCCTTTGATACCAGGAAATGACAAACGAATCATTTGACGCTCTTTCCAAAAGAACGTATTCGTTTCATCTAAGTCTGGTAAAAATCTTAAAGTTGCTGTTGAATTTTCTGGGATGTTCCAGAATGCGTAAATTGCGTTGTCGGATTGAAAACTTCCGCCTGTACGTTGCTCTTTCTCTAAGAGCTTTGCTCGTATTTCTGCTAGTGTAGCCATATTATTTCTCCTATATTAGCCTATGTTTGTGCCTAAATTTCTATTGCTTTTATTAGCCTAGTGTCCATGACAAACATCATGAACTTATTATAACAAATCTATTTATCAAAGTCAAGTCTTTTTTTAACTTTTTATAAATTGTTTTTACCTATCATCATGATATACGCCTACATCCGTATATCTCTTTTTAGCGGCTTTTGCAAGTCTTGGATCAACGTCGCCTTTTTTATAACCAATTTTTTTGTCTTTGTGTGCTTTTTTTATTGCATCTTTACCACCTGCCCAAATATCTTTCATAGGATCATTCGGATCTGGCGGTAAAAGTCTAATGCCGCCTTCTTGAACTGCTTGTAAATGCTCTTTGAATGTCTTTGGTTCTTTGCCTTCACCATAGTATCCATAATCTTCATCGGTACCCATTCCTGCTGAAGCCATACCTGAATCAAAATCACCATCCATTGAATCAGGTACATCATCGGTAGCAAAATCATCGCCATATTCTCGATCTAATTCTTCTTGAATCCATTGGTCTGG